GAGTTCGAATAGCCTCCTCGAGTTGTTTGAGTTGCCGAGACGATAGGGACGTTGTACTCAACTGCCAACCCTCGTAACTCTTCTGCGATTGCTTTGATAAGGGTATAAGAATTGACGTTGGCTCCATGCTTAATCCTCGATGATAAACAAATATTCAGATAATCAATATAGATAATATCTGGTTCAAAGTTCTTCTTAATACGTAATTCGTTAAGAAGATGACGGAAGTTAGCAGAACCTGCACAAGCAGTTGGATACTCTTTTACAATTAACTTACCAGTGAACTTTTCTTTTAGTCTGTTAATCTTAGTATCATATGACTGCTTGGGCAATAGTTCCAATTCATCAACGGCAGTGTCTAGAAGATTTGCGTCGATACGTTCAGCGATGCGTTCTTCTGCCATTTCGAGCGTGATGTACAGGACGTTAAGCCCTTTGGCAAGGTTTGCTGCTGCGCAATGACACATGAAGAGGGACTTACCAACGCCAGTACCGGCAAGGGCGATGTTGAGAGTTTTGTTAGGGAGACCGCCGTTTGTAATTGTGTTGAAGTAGTCAAGATCGAAAGGAACTCTCTTCTCTTTACGATGGTAGAATTCGTATCTCTCATCACTGTCAGCCAAAAAATCATGACCAATGTGGGTATCAAAAGAGACGCCGAGAGCGTCAGTAAGAATTGACGGTATACTGCCTTTGGAGATAGATCCATTTTTTTCATCCATTATTTGTATAGACCGCATGATCGCCAGATACAATGCCTTATCTTGGCAAAACTTCTCTGTTTGATCTAGTAGCCAGTCCAGTTTTGTATTAGAATCATGTTCAAGACTCGAGACAATTTCTTTAGCAATCTTGAACGTTTGTTCGTTTAGACCTTCTTTATTAGACAGGTCAATGGCTAACGCCTCAATAGAAGGAAATGAATTATACTTCTTTACATAATCATCAATTAGGTCAAATACGACCTTTTCGTTATAATCCTGAAAATAATCTGGCTTCAGGAATGGTATTACTTTACGACCGTAGTCATCATTGAACAATAAATTAGATAGAATTGTTCTTTCAATACTCATGAATATTTATTACCCCTCGTTATCGTCCTCATCATCATAAACTAAACAAAACATCAAGTCAACTAAATATTATTGCCCATCACGATGCTACCAACATCCATGGGCTCTATACCTAATCGGAGGCACAGCATGGATATTTATCGTAAAATTTGGATCAAACATAATGGTCCTATCCCAAAAGACATCGACGGCAGAACATTCGAAGTCCATCATTTGGACGGCAATCGCAAAAATAATGACATCTCAAATCTAGTTTGTGTATCTATTCAAGAACACTACGATATACATTTGTCACAAGGAGATTATGCTGCTTGTATTCTCATTGCTAAGAGAATAAACACTTCACCACAACTGCTATCAGAGTTAGCAACAAAAAACAATCTAGAAAGATCTAAACGACCAGGTTTTGTTAGTGTGTTTGCCAAAAGACCAGACGGTTCTTCTGTTGCTTCTGACCAGGCATCGAATCCTGAATGGAATAGTCCATTCTCTAAAAGACCAGACGGTTCTTCTGTTGCTTCTGATCTAGTATCAAAAGGAAAACATCACTTACTCAAAAGAAATGATGGTTCTTCATTGACAAAGGACAGAGTAACAAACGGGACCAATCCGTTTTTGAAACAGTTTAGGAAAACTGTCAACTGCCCTCATTGCGGAAAAACAGGTGACAATAGCATCATGAAAAGATGGCACTTCGACAATTGTCGTTACAAAGATTCTTCGTCGTCATAGACGAGGGATCCTTCAGTGTCAAGTGAATACTTGCGTTTAATGAATGCAGCGAAGTCAGTCTCTTGGAACATTGTCATCCAAAATTCCTTACTGTCCACGATATCACCTGCTCGGAAGTTCTTTCCATCCACTTCCCCAGTTGCACGATCCACCTTGGCATACCAACCCACCTTTGGTTTAGCCACGTAACCGCCTTCGAGGGCAATATCGAGCAAACCGCTCCAACGATTAATGCCGCCCTCATAATTAACAGTAATTGGAATTTTAGACTTTTCACGTACGTAACGAGACTTCTCCACGTTGATAACAAAGTGGTAACCTGCAATTTCAGTGCCATCTTTATCCTGCTGTCTACCTAGAATCCAGATATTGTCTGCGCCGTAATAAGCACCAGTTCCACCACCAACAACTGCCTTGGGGAACATACCAATTTCCATGTAAGTATGATTAACTGCTACGAGAGGAATATCCTTCAACGTAAGGTGCGGAGTAATCATACGGAACAATGACTTCAGCTGCTTAGCACGAGACATATCCGCAACAGACTTTTCATTCATCGCATCTTCAACTTCTTTCTTAGAAGCAAGATTACCGATAGAATCAATAATGATTAGAACCTGATCGTCACGAGTAATTTCCTTCAACTGCTTCATGAGATCAAACTTCAGTTCTTCAACGTCAGTAATTGGCGTATGAACAACAGAGTCAAGAGGAATCTTAAACTTATTAAAGTATGACTGCGGAGTGCCAAACTCGGAATCGTAGAATAGAATAACTCCATCCGGATACTTCTTCAAATAGGCAGAAGCCAATAGCAAAGCAAATCCAGTCTTGAAGTGCTTCGATGGACCAGCCAACATTGTGAGTCCAGGAGTAATACCACCATCAATAGAGCCAGCGAGGGCTACGTTAATCATAGGCACCGAAGTCTGGATCATATCCTTCTTGGTATAAATCTTAGAATCAGTAAGTGTAGATGTATAATCTATGGTGGAATTCTTAATTAAACGTTCTTTAAGTGACATGTGTATCTCCGTATATATCGTATTATTAGTATACTATGTATTTTTGTATAAGTCAACTCTTAATATAAGCATCCATCTTTTTTATGAATGCATCAATGTTTTTTACTCGATCAGCCCCTGCCCATTTAATAATATCTTTGTCTGGGTTCTTCTTTAAATTTAAAAGAAGAGGCATAATCATTTTACGTAGACCTTCTAGCTTTACCTGTGTGCTGCCAAGCTGGTCTTGTAATTCTAATTCTCCTGCTTTCAATTCATCTTCGGAGGTAAAGCCGAAGTCAAAGCTGAAATCATCATCGAAATCTGTCATGCGAAAAAGTCCTCTAATGTTGATCTTTGTTCTGTAGCCCAACCAATTACATCAGTAATAGAGTTAAGCGGCTCCAGAAATGATTTGTTGAATTGAGTCTCACGATCAATATACTTATCTAGAAACTCTAGTTCTTTAGGCAATTCGTCAGGAACTGCAATTACTGATTCTTGAAGAGGGTTAGGTGTTTTTAAGTAAGCAAATCTAATCTTATCGCCATCAGAAATTCTAGCAACATTCTTTAAGTTCTTCGTGTTAAGGAGATTATTGAATATCAATGCGCCCTTAACATGAATTGGCGTTCCTTTTTTATAGACGATAGACTTGTCGATATACTTATACATGCCTTTCACACCACGAGGAAAGGCAACATCCTCGAAAGGCAGCGTTACAAACTCTTCACGAAATTTAGAAATAAACTGAATCAATTCTTCTTGATTTCCGTTCATAATAATTCCTAGAGCTTTTTTAATGTTCTCTCGACACGCTTTTGGAGTGCTTGAACGTACCGCCTCAATACCTTGGAGCTTGAGCTTGGGTTCAGCATATTGTACGCCTTCAACATTCCAAGCGTTGAGGATATACATTTTCTTGCCACGCCAAATACCTTTGTTCGCAATTGTTTCCCTCTTCATTTTCATCTTTTGTTGATAGGCGTTCATATAAACGGCAAGTTCATCATAACACTTATCAAGATAAGGTTGTATCTTTTGTTCGCAGAATTGATCAATCGCATCAACAATTTTTAATTCGTCATCAGTATCTAGGTGAGCTACTAGAGCGTCCATTTCTACATAGATAGAATCTGTATCAGATGCAATAACATAATCAACATCTTCACTATTAAGAAGTTTATTCATAAACAAATTCATCTTCTTTTCGATCCAGCGAATAGATAGCTGACCTGACATTGTAATTGCTTCAGAGTGATCAAAACTAAACCAACGGAAGAACTGATTGGCCAATGCACCGTAAGCTGAGTTTAGCTGAATCTTTTTGGCCATTTGCATGTTGTGATATCGAGCAATTAATTTCTCATCCTCTGAGTTAGGATTTTTCTCATAACGCTGCTTTGCTTCAAGCATCAACTTCTTGTATTTGGTGCGGTCATTATACATACGTTCCATCAGAGCAGGCAAGAAACCCTGCTGATCTTTACT